ACGAACTGATTTCGGTACTTGCAAACCCGATGGCATCCATTTCAAACAAACAGCGCCCGTCATCGAAGAATGGGACAAGACGCGGGAATGGGAGCGTTGGGTAGATCGCGGCGACTACGACTATGACGTTTTCTCACGCCGACTGAGGCAAGGCACATGAACGGCGACCGCGCGGTAGCAATCGGCTTCACCATCATTTTTTTACTGATCGTTACGGGGGTATTGGCATGAACAAATCCGAATCCATCGCAAATCTTGCGACCGCGCTGGCAATGGCGCAAATGAACATCAAAGGCGCAATCAAGGATAGTAACAATCCTTTCTTCAAATCCAAGTACGCCGACCTGTCCTCGGTGGTTGAGGCCATCCGTCCTGCATTTGGTCAATGCGGGTTAAGCTACATTCAGCGGGTCGAGCCGTCCGATAAGGACGAAGTGCGCGTCGAGACAATCCTGCTCCACGCATCCGGTGAGTGGTTGTCCTGTGGTGTGCTTAACCTTCCGGTCAGCAAGGCTGATGCCCAAGGCTACGGTAGTGCTTTGACGTATGCCCGCAGGTATAGCCTTGCCGCTGCCTGCGGTGTCGCGCCGGAAGATGATGATGGCAACGCAGCGAGTGGCAAGAATGCACCTCAGAAACGATTGGAAACGTTGCCACAGCTACTTGAAGCAATCAACACAGCTAACACAGCAGATGAATTAAAACTGTTCTACGCGCAAGCATATCGCGCTGCAAAAAATGTTGAAGATACCGACGCAATGCAAAAAATTGTTGCTGCCAAGAATTCCCGCAAAGCCGAACTGGAGGCAGCATGAAAGTTTTGTCAATTCCGCAGGGTAGTCCCGAATGGCTTGCCGCTCGCGCCGGTAAGGTCACAGCCAGCCGAATCAGCGATGTGATGGCGGCTAAGACCACCGCAGCTTACCGGGATTACAGGGCGCAGATTGTGGCTGAGATTCTGACGGGACAGCCGCAGGAATCCGGCTTTACAAATGCTGCAATGCAATGGGGAACGGAGCAAGAAAAGTTTGCCCGCGCCGAGTACGAACTGGCTTGCGATTGGACGGTGGACGAAATCGGAATCGTGCTGCATCCAACAATTGAGCGCGGCGCAGCTTCACCTGATGGACTGGTGTCTACCAATGGCCTAGTGGAAATCAAGTGCCCTAAGACGGCTACGCACCTGCAAACGCTGATCGACAAGAAACAGCCTCGCCAGTACGAAAATCAGATGCTGTGGCAAATGGCTTGCACAGGTCGGGAATGGTGCGACTTTGTATCTTACGATCCGCGACTACCCGACGATCTACAGTTATTTGTGCATAGGTTCGACCGCGATGAGAAACGCATCGAGGAAATCGAAGAAGCAGTAAAGCAGTTCCTAAATGAAGCAAATGAAATGATTGACAACATAAGGAAGAAATGATGGCTTACATACCGAAACCCGGCAGCTTCACGCTGTTCAAAAACTTGAAAAAAGAGGCAGAAAATCATCCCGACTATCGCGGCGATGGACTGGACATGAACGGCGAACCTGTATGGGTATCAGCTTGGATTCGTGAGGGCGCGAAAGGCAAGTTCATGTCTTGCAGTATGCAGCACAAAAACAAAGACCAGCCCAAGCAAAAGAAAGCTGGCAATTTGTCCGATATGGATAATGATTTGCCCTTTTGATCTATGGGGGAAAGCTGATGCTGTGAATGCGCGGGTTGACGCGTAAGCAATGCTGGCTAATCGCGCTTCGTAACCAATCGGAGATAGAGGGAATCCCGTTCGATTCGGGTCATTAGCCACGCCGGAGATCAACGCCGGTCACAAATGTAGCAAGTACCCCACCAATTTAAGGAACAACAATGGACTACGATTATTTTGGAAAAATTCGTGAATGGGCAAATGATCGCAACTTAGTCAAAGGTAGCACCCTGCAAGCGCAAGTCGTAAAGCTGCTTGAGGAATCCGGTGAACTTGCTGCTGGTGTTGCTCGCAATGACATAGATCGCATCGTTGATTCAATTGGCGACATTATGGTCGTGTTGACCATCATTGCCGCGCAGATTGATATGCCAGTCGAAGAATGCCTCGATCTTGTATGGCAAGAAATCCGTTATCGCAAAGGCAAAATGGTTGACGGCATCTTTGTGAAAGAAAACGACAATGGATGAAGAAACACAAACCAAAGCCTGCACACAGTTGCTTGCGAATGTCGTAAGCCTTGCGGTACTTGATGCGTGTCTTAAGCCTGTCAAACGCAAAGGCCCGGAACGACACAAAGTCGAAGTAGCACAAGACGAAGCCATTGATGCAATGATGTTTCTAATGGATGGCGCACAGCACTATGTTGAAATGATCGGCATGGATGGCGAGCGATTCAAAAAACAACTGATAAAAGCAATGTACGACGATTCACCGAATTACTTCACCAATACCATCACCGCAGAGCAACGCCGCAATTTTCGGTTCAATCTTTACTTTTGGCAAAACAACCCTGCACGCCGCAGGTTCTTACCGGAGGATGACGATGAGATTAGTTGATGCAATCAACTGGATGATGACCTACGACGCATTGCAGCCTGATCTGATAGACGTATCGAACTGGAAGCCACACGATCCGCGTCGATACGACGAAAAACGCAAGGGCTGCATTGAGTACCTGCGGGAACGTAATCTCTACATTCTCGACGGCAAATTCACGCCTACCAAAGCCTCACACACCGACATTACCGTGATCTTTAACCGCGCCCGACAGCAACAGGGCGAAACATTGACCAGCACCGCAGTCCCCGAAGCTGTCTCAAGCCTGCAAGTGGAAAAGGAAGTCCCACCGTTGTCCAGGCTGGAAGTCATCAACGGCATTGGCGAGTGCGAAAAGGCCGGAATGCGCCCCGTAGTCATCAGCACTAAGCGCAAGGTCAATAACCAGCTTGTTCCGTCTGTGGTGGATGTAACGTGCCTGCCCAAGCTCTGAAGCCCCGCGCTCGTCAAATCATTGCTGCTATGCGCGAAGTCTTAGCCAGCGACATAGAGATGACGGGTTTCAACATAGCCGGAATCTTGGGCGAGGATGTTGGAACGATAGGCAGCTACTTAAACGGCATGGCAAAGGATGGCTTAGTGTTTCGCATGGGATTGCGATTGCAATACAACGGCAAAACACGGACGAAGCATATGCTGTGGCGGCTCAATCACAAACTAATCAGGGAATTGGAAAATGGGTCAACCGCGACGATGGAGGATAAAGGGGCATTCAGCGCAATGCTCCAAGTGCAAAACAATCAAGGAATCAGACCAGTTCAATTTGACAAAATACGGGACGCTCTCGTCTTGGTGCAAAGAGTGTCACCGCGTGCTGTGCCGTGAAAATTACCACAAGGGGAAAACATGATATTTTTTGGTGGATTATTTATGGTTGCAGTATCGTTTAGCGTGTTCATCATGTTCGCTGATCCAATCAACGACAAACGCTTGTGGCTTGAGGATGCTTGCGCTGCCATGATGATGATGGGAGTCGGAATAGCGATTATTGGCGCTTTAACTTGGATTGGACAGTTTCTATGAAAGACTACTCAGAAAGCATTCTTGAAGTGGACAGGATTCGCAAAGCCATTCACACCGCTGCATTGTCTCAGCAATGGTGGAAAGCCGATGCGCTTACCAATGATCTGTTGGTGGCGGTTTCGGAATTAAAAGTCGATCTCTACAAACGCAAAAGGGAAACTGATGGAAAACTATGAGCGTTGCAAGGTTTGTGATGTGGCTTTCAAGACGGGCGACAAGGTCATGTGGTGCAAGGTCAAGACTTGCCCTGAGACTGAACAGCGGGAAATGAGTGAACAGCAATACCGCTGTATCATGCACAAAAAAGCCGCGTTTCGTCAGTTCGACGCTTGACCAATCCTGGCAGGACTTTACCCCCTGCCTTGATGAACTTCATGAATTCAGCCGCAGCAGCTTCATAATCCCGGCGCAACACCTTTTGACGGAGGGTGCTGCGCTGTAACGTTCCCAAACCAAGATTGAAAGCAAAGCAGACGAGAGCATCAAATTTACCTTGGGCAAGCTCGCCGCAATACTGGGTAACGCCGCGCTCAAATCGAGCCAAATCGCTTGCAAGAATTGCATCCACTTCCTCCTTGCTCCACACCCGATTGTCTGCGGGATGTAAGTCTACTTTCAACCGGTCAGCCATTGTCATCTTCGCGTGATCGGGATACATGACGTGGCCGATCCCGATAGTCCACAAGTTCGCAGGACATCGGTAAGGCTTGTATCTTACGCCCTCATGATGTGCAATCATCTTGATGCACAGCGGCGAGACTTTCATCGCTTGAATGCCTGCCCACCAAAGTAGAAAGCAATGATGCTGCTGAAAATGATCTGCGAATCATCATCCCAAAGGTTATTCAGCGCCACATCAAACGCCACGCCCGTTTTGAAGGCATACAGGAAGCCAAACACATCCACAAACACCAGCAGCAAAAACATACCGTAGG